GCAAGAAATTAGAGAGCCTATATAACAGGCTTTTCCTAAACATTCCCTCAATTGTAAATTTTGCTGATAATTTTGAGATAGCCTGCCTGAAAGCAATAGAAGAACATTTTGAGATATTTACTAGCGATGTCACCGTTGTAGGATCCAAGTTTATCGAGGAAAATTTATGGGTAGGCAAAAAGAAAGGAGTTTATGAAGATGTGCTTCTTCATACATCCTATAGTTCGCCTGACGGAGATTATCCTATGTTGGGAGGATCTACTTACTGGCTTAAAAAAGAAGATCTGGATACATTGCATGTAAAAGTTAGAGCAGCATGCAAAGACAGGTCAGAAGCTAAGGTATTGTGTGATTTGCTGCTTCCGTTTAAATTGCTCCTTAAAAACAAGATATATATGCTTACCTCCAATTATGGAGAATTGAGTTTGTCTCCATTACCCACTCTGGAGGTCAGCGGAAATCTTGCTTTAAACTATGGAGCAGAATTTGAAGAGTTCCACAATAAGATGCTCGACAGTCTCAAGCATAAGACATCTGGACTATATCTGTTCAGCGGTCCTCCAGGTACAGGCAAATCCTCATACATCAAGTATCTTACAGCTTGCGATATCGGACGCAAAATTGTGTATATTCCAGGAGCCATGATTCGTCAGCTTATATCTCCAGATATGGTGCCTCTATTGATTGATAACAAAGACATTATTCTTGTTATCGAAGATGCCGAAAAAGCGTTAATCTCCAGAGAAGTATCTTCTGACGCAGATATGGTACAGACCATTCTAAATCTAACCTCGGGTTTTCTTGGCGACGCAGCAAACGTGTCAATCATAGCCACGTTTAACACAGCTAAAGAAAACATTGATCAGGCACTATTGAGAAAAGGCAGGCTTAGGCTGAGCTATGAGTTCAACAAACTGTCTCTCGAAAATACTATCAAATTGGCTGAATCTCTAGGCTTGAATACCTCAGCTATACATGAGGGTATGACCCTTGCAGACATCTATCATATGGAAGATCAGCCAGGCTATGAAAAGCCCGAAGAAAAGCGTGTAGGCTTCTTCTAGGCAGCCTCCACATCCCTGCCTGCAGTGCTGCTGGGTCCCAGCAGACTGGCGTCACCTGCAGCCATGTAGGCGGCACAGACTGAAAATACCAGGCTGTGCATCGCGTCGTCAGGTTGTTTTGGATGATGGTCATATATCAGCTCCTGCCCAAACAGACCGTCACGCACTTCGATAAAAACATTCAAGATGTCCTGCATATACTCAGACACATCATCCCATTGAGGAAACAAAATTTTTCCTGCTTTGAGCTGACGTATGACTAGTGAGATTACATCAGATCGGTGCAATACCCATCTGTTTTGTCTCCAATCGTACACACCAGGCTCAAAGTGTTGAATCATTTTTGTTCTTCGATAAGCTGCCAGCTGAGAGCGATCTTTGCTGGTAAGTTCGCAAAGCTTAATTCCTCTAATAGGATCAGGACCAGAATCAGAGACGCAGAAAGCATTTACCTTGTTGGCTTTGGACGCAATGTCTTTAATATGCGCCTCATAGTCAAAACCTCGATAGATCTTGGCAAAAATTATTTCAAACACTCCATCGTGTCTCATTGCACCCATGGTGGCCACGGTTCTAGACTGAGCCATACTTACACCCCAGTCTACACCCATAGTGTATGTAGTATATTTGCGCTTATTTCTATTTAGAATGGCTAATTCTTTTTGCTCACTATTCTCAAACTGAGGACCAAGCACACATATCTTGGCGAGCTCTTCCATGGTAATAGGTTTGGAGCCTACGTCATATGTGAGCCCGAATGTTTCATTCATTACAGTACGCAGCTCATATTTACCGCTGTGAACTTTTTCATATATTTCTTTCCACTCTTTAGGATCTTCGTTGAAATGCGGAAGAAGAGGTTGAGCCAGATGGTAGCCTGTAATCATATAACTGCCAGGATTACTGCTTACCCATTCTCCTTTTCTAGAGTTTAATTGCTTTAGACATTTAGAACAGCTGAACCCGTGAGGCTGGATCATCTTAAGAGGCTCATTACCTTCTGTAAGAGAATTCCAGTGTCCGCAACCCTCGCACTTCATCATCCACTCGAGTTGGTTAGAAGATTTCCATATCCTATGTATGGTATTAGTCGAATCTAGAGGAGTACCGCAATAGATCTCTCTTTTGTACGGACTCATAGCCATTGTTTCCTGAATAATAGGAATCTGGTCGTACTGGATATCCTGGATTTCGTCATAGACTAGACAGTCGATGGCAGGTCCACGAGTTCTGGTGGCATCATCACTAACATAACGAAACAAAACACTACTATGTGTATCATCCAATATTTTTTCAAATACATCATTTTTAAACCATCCCTTAACTAACACCTTTTTAATTTTAGGGCTTTCAAACCTCGGGGGAAGATAATTACTAGAAAAGTATTTTGTCGTGAGCTCCTGAGGCCCAACATACATCATTTTAAAATAGTTCCACCTGATTAAATTAAGACATATAAAATTGCTGATCAGTGTACTCTTAAGAGTCTTACGACTACACTTCAAAATCAGCTTCTGAGGCATATTGTCATAGATATGCTTCAACATCGGGAAATCATCCAGCTTCTGGAGCCTTCCCTCGTTGTCGTATAGATAGTTCTCTACGAAATGAGACGGAGGAAGTACCGAGAACATCAGTTGTCTCGCTAAAAAGGCAGACTTCGTATTGTTTTTACGAAGAAGCCTTTCAACCGTGTCCTTAATAGAATCATGTCCCGTCATAATAAAAAAACCAAACCCTCTCAAAAGAGGTATAAAACAGTAGTAGCAAATAATTTATCTAGCTTTTTTGAAATATCCTTAACAGCTTTTACCAGTATCTTAGATAGCCTACCTGTTGGCAAGAGAAAATATTATAATGTCTACAAACGCAAACCATGATATAATGGTATGTGTTATGAGTAGAACAGTAAGAAAATATCAAGTCAGAGATAGGCGTAACAAGTATAAGCGTATCGAGAAGCTCAAACTTCAAGATAGATATTACACTGATGTAGCCAAATCGCATGAACGAAAAATTGATAGGAAAGGTCTCCAAGACGACGACTCTTCCCAATAAAAAGCGAGGTAGACCTAAAGGGGCCAAGAATAAACCCAAACTACCACAAAAAGAAACTCAGTTACAAAAACGCGGCAGACCCAAAGGAGCTAAGAATAAACCTAAAGTAGATAAGGTCGAAGTTTTAGCAAAAGGCAGAAGAGGAAGACCAAAAGGGTCTAAAAACAAACCCAAAAGTGAACCTAAACAGGTTCCTTGTATAGCGCAGCAGGTTAAGAAAAAAGAGCTGCGAGTGCATGCAATTCCGCAAGCACTAAAAGTGAACGAAGAGCACCCTCTGTTCACTACAGCCAAATGGTTGGCTAAAAATATGCATGATGCCGAAACACAGCATTATCATAGAAGGGCAAGCAGAAACAATGTGACGTTTGACCATGCGGTCATATCCGACATATTAGGGTTCTTTAATGTCAAAGATCCTGAAATATTAAAATTAGTCAAAAAAAACAACTTCATCGCTAACATAACAACAAAATGAATCAAATTACTAAAATCGCAAACTATCAGAAAGCCAGCTATTCTGCTCTGCACGTGCTTACACACGAGGAGAACAGGTTTATTCTGGAATTGTCTAAAATTAGAAGCATTGACCCGAGCATATCTATCCATGAGTGGGATGTGCAGTATGGCCTTACCTATACCACCGGACCTGAAGATGATGCCCAGAAGGCGCAGCAGCAGAGGTTTGATGAAATGGAAAAAGCTAGAGACGAGGAAGAAAAGCAGACAGGAACGCGTCCTCCCTCAACCTTTAACGAGCAGCGCATTGCATTGCCGTCTCATCCTACAGAAACAAAGAATACGGTAGGAGTAATCGAGTATATCCAGAAGTATAAGGCTGAAAATTGCTTGTTTGTACTCAAAGACTTCCATCTGCACTTTGACAACAAGCAAACTATCCGTATGCTCAGGAATGCCTGGAATATCCTGAAGAGCAGAGGCAATATGATTATATTTGTAGGGCATAAGTTTGCTCTACCTGGAGAAATTCAGAAAGAAGTACAATTGATTGACTATACTCTGCCTGACGAGCAGGCACTACAGGAGAGGCTGGAATATATCCACAACAGCCTTAATCATGGAGCAGCAGAGCAAGATCTTGTAGAGCTGACTCCGGAAATTAAAGAAGCTGCAGTAGAAGCAGCCAAAGGCATGACCTCGGTAGAGGCCGAGAACGCTTTTGCAATGGGCTGGTCTACAGTACATAAACTTGACAATAAGTTTGTCGAGGTTGTATTCCAGGAAAAAATAGCACAATTGAAGAAGAGCGGGCTCCTCACCTACATGGAGCCTAACATTAGCTTTGATAACGTTGGAGGTATGCAAGGATTAAAGTCATGGCTTACAGCACGAAAGAAAGCTTACTCCAAAGATGCGAGAAATTATCATTTGCCTATGCCCAAGGGTATGCTGCTAGCCAGTGTTCCTGGTACCGGCAAATCATTGATCTGTAAAGCTATTGCTAAAGAGTTTGACTGCCCATTATTTGCACTGGATATTGGTAGTGTTTTTGACTCTTTGGTGGGCAACAGCGAGAAAAACATGAGAGAAATCATCAAGACTGTAGAAAGTATTGGAAAGTGCGTGATTCTTATCGACGAGATTGAGAAGAGTCTCAGCAACAGTGCTGTATCAGGTTCTGGAGATAGCGGCGTAAGCAGCCGTATATTCGGCACGTTCCTGACATGGTTGAACGACAGGACAAATCCTGCCTTCATTGTAGCTACAACAAATAATCACACTCTGCTTCCTGCGGCTCTAATCCGCAAGGGTAGGTTTGACCAATTGTTCTGGGTAGATCTGCCTACATCTGATGAGCGCAGAGATATCTTCAATGTGGTGATTAAAAAATACAACAGAGATCCTAGAGACTTCTCCATGAAAACACTGGTAGAAGGATCTAAAGATTTCACAGGTGCCGAGATCGAGGAGGTCTTTAAAGACGCTATGTATAAGGCGTTTGAGGCTGGACAGGAGGTATCTGACCAGCATGTCACGGATGTGCTGGCAGACTTTATACCGTTTGCACAGTCTCATGAAGAAGACCTAAAAACCATGCGCAGACAGGCACAAGGAAAACTAATGATGGTTACCAGCAAAGGTGACCCTATTGCAGATGTACAGAAAAACCTACGCAAACTCAGTATTGCTATCGGTAACGAGCAGTAAAAAACAAACAACAAAACAATCGCAGTTAAAAAATAAATTATTATGAACAACGAACACAAAATCACAGATACACTACAAGGTTACTATGACAAAGTTTTCCAGGATGGGAAACTCGTAAATATCCATATTGGCATGTGGGGTATGAGTTACAACCTTACCGAAGAGGATATCAAGCTGGATAATAAGCTGCCAGACACTATCAAGCTTGGCAAAAAGATGCTTATCAAACCGGCTGTCTACAACAAGTTCAAAAATATTGAGCAAAAGATTCGCAAGTATCTTTATGTTAATAGTTTTGACTTTCCGCTGGTCAGTCAGGCACACTTCGTTCCAAAGAGTAAATATCTTGAAGTGTATACAAAACTCAACGAGATGCGTGATGAGTATCTGCGCATGGTGGATGAGTTTGTAGAAAAATATGAAGACTACAAACAGGAAGCTATTGACTATTACAAGGAACATCAAGACACTGTGAATGTGGCTGACCTTGAGGCATACTATCCTTCAGCGCAGCACGTAAGGAATAAATTTCATTTTGACATCGTGTCATTTGAAATTGCTCTTCCTGCAGAATTTAAAGAGCTTAATCTGCAAGATGAGATCAATAGAGAAATTGCAGGCAACGAAGTAAAGAATCAGATGCGCCGGGACTACAAGCAAAAGTATGACCAGCAGCTGAACACACACATGAGCAAGGTGGGAGACTTCATGTCAGGTGTGGCTCAAACATTGCGCTCGCAAGTAACAGAGTTCTGCAATACAGCTCTTACAAAAATCAAGAAAAAGGAAGTAGTATCTCCGGCGACCATCCAATCTATTCTTAAAAAAGTAGAGGAAGTAAGATCTATGAACTTCCTGGATGACAAACTGGTAGAGCAGCAACTGTCTTCTATTGAGGGAATGCTTAACAGCGACCGCAACTTTGAGGATAAAGACGCTGTGGCAGCTCTTAATGACTATTTGACAACTGCTGTAAAAGAAGTTGCAAATGCGTCAGATGTGGCCAATGTGTCGGGTGAATACTTCCGCAAACTACGCTAATGATGCCCGAAGACAAAGACAACGAGTTACTAGAGCCTCCTAGACACGACATGCTGATCATCCGTTTCAGGGGTGATCAGCAGGACATCATTCTTCCATATTGTGAAGTAGCAAATGGAGAATTGAGTGGTTGTGAAGAGGAGGAAAAAGTCATTGAGATTGCTGTAGAGGGAAAACCAGAAATGGCTCGCATCAGTTTTGATGATTTTATCAAACACATTGAAAAAACGTTTGATATTAAAGAAATCAAGAAACTCGCGATTCAACCTGCAGGAAGCAGTGAAGCAATACAAATACTATGAGTCACAGTGTAAATATTAAGACGCAGTTTAAAAACGTAAGCAGCCTACTAGCGCAGTTTAAAGCTCAAGGTTGGAATATCGTTGAAAATTCAAAATGTCGCACATATTTTTCCGATCCTAGAAAGGAAGAAGTGCACAAGTATGTAGCAGTAAATCCTGAGGCTACCGGATATGACATCGGTGTAAATGTCGACAATGAAGGCAACGCCACCTTTGTGTGCGACTTCTACGACAGAAGCATCGAGAGGCAGCTGGGTCAAAACCTCAAGAAAATCAAGCAAGGTTACGCTGTAGCAGAGCTCAAGACATTCCTGCAAGAAGAGGATATGGAGTATCAGATCAACGAGCTGCCTACAGGGGAACTTGTCGTTATAGCTGAAAAATAACTATATGTCTAAAAAAGTAGTATTTAGAATCAACAAAGACGGAAACGTACTGATCGATAAGGTAGAGGGATATGGTGGTAGCTGCAAAGACTTCACCAGCCTTCTTGAAAAATCGCTAGGTACAGCAGACGAATCGTCCAGACAAATGACTCATGAATTTCTAGAGTCTTCTGAGACAGATAATCAGGAACACATCCAGCATTGATGAGAACAGTCATATATGTTGACAATGATGGTAATCTGCAAGGTTTGGCAGACGACGTCATTGACAAGCTGATTATAGGCAAAAAACAGATAAAGCGCGTTTCAGACATAGAGTGGAGCCACACAGAAAATTTATGGGTGGCCTACGACAGTCAGGCAGGACAGGTGATTGCAAAAGCAGCCATCAGGAGTGATGTTATAAACGCTGAGCGCGAGTTTCTGAATAAACGAATAGAGCAAAAGTTTGCCTGCTCGAAATAGTTAACCCACAGACACGTCAGGTCCAATCCCTTTCGTGTCTGCTTGTTTATTTATGCAAAGAATAAAAACAGAAATTTTAGTTTACCTTGCTGTACAGCCCAACCTGGTAATGATATTTGAAGTACTTGAAGATGAGGGTGCTTATGCAGTCAATATGCATTACGGCAGCTGTGTACAACCAAATTTAACCAGAGCTATTATGCTCGTTACTGAGCATATATATGATGCAGAATGCGCGTTTGAAGAAAACATAAAGCAGGCATTACGTGCAGGTTATAAATATTTAGATAACGGACAAACGGTAGCAATAGCAGGTTTTAACGGATTCTTAAAACCTTCTGAACAACCTAAACCTGAAATTAGAATTCATGCCCAACCTCAAACAGCAGTTTATAGAAAATTAAGATAATATGAAAAAATCAGGAAGTAAATTTTTTAAAACCACAATTAGAAGAATGAGAGCCCTGGGAGGGTACGATATCGACTACCATAAACAAGAACTCATCCATTCTAACTGCGTTGAAAAGCGCTACTTATTAAAAGTTAACTCACAGAAAACTTTGGTATTCAAAGAATCAAATACTCCAAAACTATGCAGTTTATAGCATTTAGCGACCAGCATCTAGAGAGTAAACTCTATAACATCCCTGAACTCGAGCAGGACAATCGAGAATTGTTTAAGATGGTTGTGGATAAAGCTGTAGAGCTTGGCGTAGACTATCTTATTAGTGTTGGGGATCTGTTTGATCACAACAGACCCAGCAGCGAAACAATCCGCTTCGTGAGTGAAGAGCTATCCAGGCTTAGTGCAGTCGTTACACCCCTGGCTATTGCCGGAGATCACAGCAAGCCCATCAACGGAGCAACCTGGGAGAGTGTATGCGGATTCCACAATGTTAATAACTTCGATAGCTTCGTAGGGGTAGACTATAGTGATAACCCTGCTGACGTAATTGCTCTAATCAACCATGAGCTGAACAAGCGAGCTAAAGACACTGTTAGGTGGATATTCATGCATCAGCAGGTTCCTGAGCTATGGCCTTTCTGCGAAGACAAGAAAAAGATCAGCATCAAAGATCTGGATCTGTCTAACCAGTGTGGAAGTATCGAGGGGATATTGCTTGGCGACATTCATATCCGTAGGGAGATGCGCTACTTCGACAATACCTGCAATAAGGAATTGTTTGTAGGCTATTGCGGTAGTCTTGGTGTCACAGCAGCCAACGAGACCTCCAAACCCGGTTTGTACTATTATGATGGACAAAAGCTTTCCACTATAGAGTACACTTTACCCAGGAAGTACGTGACCATTGAGATTCATGACCATGTGGCTCCTGAGAGTGATTACCTGGCTGAGCTAAAGAAAAAATATGCGGTATATAAGCAAGAAGCTAAACGTCCTGTATTTCTGGTAAAGATCTACAAAGGCTCAGAAGTAGGCAATAATCTGAATTTCCTCTATGATATTGGCTATGTACGCATGACCAAGGTCAAAGAGGACAATGAAGGCAATGAAGAGATGGTCAACATCAGGTCAGAGCTTAAGACTATGGATAGGATTGAGGCTGTACTTAAACAGATGGCCTCAAACCTACCTAACGGTGAGCTTGTACTGGACCTGGCCAGTAAACTGCTATCAGAAGCAGATCCTAAGATGGTATTAGATAATTACAAAGCGACAATCTATGGAACCGTATAAACTTGCAGCATTACACAAATTGCCAACTCCGCTAGTAATTACAGTGATAATAATAGCGTTGTTGGCTTTAGCAATTCACTACAAAGTACACTAGTATGACATATATACTGAACGTTTACATCAAAGACCGCCGCACTAAGAGCGGTAAAAGAATAGTCGGCTCATACGAGTACGACAGAAAAGACATGGAAAGTATGCTTAGAGAAATAAAAGCGTTATATCCTACCTACAAAGAAGATGATGGCTACACATTTGAAATAGTAGAACCAGAATAATTATGCAAAAAACAATTCTTAAAATATCCAAAGATCCTGAAACAAATGCAGTTGCTCTTTATTTCGAAGGGCATCATTTTGATCCTGATTTGTGTGGAGGAGTATTATATATGATATTGAATAGGTATCTAAATAATGTACCCGAGTCAGATCAAATTGAGTTCCTGGACGATACTTTG